AGAGTTAAATTTGTATTTCTACCCTCTCCAGGACTCAAAAATTGTTGTATAAAAATACTAAATGTTCTTACAATAGAATCTGCATACTCTTGTGTATATTCCCTTGGAGCAATAGGAAACTGTGGAGGAGGTAAAAGCCTAGCCATTATCTACGGCCATCTGGTCTTACATCTACCCTCGGAGAACCTAATCGCCATCCTGCCGCTACATCAGTAGAAGAAACTTTTAAAGAAAAAGACCTACCTCGTAATCTTACATGCACTAAATCTGTAAATTGTTCTACTGTAGTTGTGCTTTCTGCTACTGTTCGCGTAATTGTGTTAGGGTCATTTTGCGTATAAGCACTTCCAGGACCTGCTCTAGTTTGTAAAGTAAATGAAGCAGAAGGAGAGGTATTTGTAGAATTTCTAAAAGTAATATCAGGTATAAGCCGATGAACAAAGGAAAATTGATCACCATCTCCTATATCAAATTGACTAGACTCTATATGTGCAGCAAGTGCAGAAGGTGGCTCTGTACTGCCATCATCAAAACCATTTTCATGGTCGTATACATAATGATCTGTACTAACGCTAATGGGGTATTGTTCTATACCCCTATCTAGCCAAGCTGTTCTAGCTAATGAACCTGTATACCAAACTTGTTGTTCATAATTATAAATAACATATTTATCATTTTCTGTGCTTTGCTCAGAAGGATAGAACCACCAAATTTCTGCAAAAGAGGAGTTTAATCCAGCAAATATTTTTCTACCTTGTGACCAATTTAGATCAGAAAATACATGGTCTCTGACAGTGCAAGGCATTCTCTGTACAGTACCTGTGTACATATAAAACTCATTTTTACCCATCCAAAACACTGTATCTTGTACCGAAGTTACAGCAAGAGGCCCTGCAATAGTTGTGTTATCTGCTATTGTGCTTAACCCAAATGTAAAAGGAGGCCCAATAAACTGCATAGAGTGGACGCTTGTTTCTGTAAACACAAGGATTTGTTGTCGTGTTTCAACTGCTCTAATTATTTCAGAACCAACACCAAGTTTTAAATCACCTGCTGTATTAGTAGCGGTAGAAGCCCAATCTGTCAAACTTCCTTGGTCCGCAAACCGTATAAGCAAAGGGTCTTGTGTTCCAATATTATCAGCAGGGTCACAACCAAATGCAATAACATGTCTATCTACGTCAGAAACAATTACTTGTTTAGCAATCGTCGGGGCAGAAGTAGAACCAGCTAAACTATTTAACAAAACCGCTCTGTTTGCTGTTCCGTTTGATTTATCCCAATATGAAATCTGACCATCTCTTACGTTCATTAGTAAATCTTCACCAAAATTATCATGTGACCATATTCTAAGGTTTTGAGTACTAACTGCGGTATCTGCGTCTGAGTTCCATGTGCCTCTACCCCATGCCCCAGCTCCCCATCCAACTCCTGGAACAGACACATCTATACCTACATTTAATTGATACGCAGCAACAGTTGAACCGCCACCATTACCTGTATCACTACTGTTAGCAGTAACGAGGCTTGGGTTTAATCCACTTGTTGTTGTAATAGAAGCTATTGATGTACCTGCCGCTCTTGCTTGTATTGTAAACGTATTGTTGTCTGGAACAGAAACGATTTGATATTCTTGGTTTAATACGTCGGCAGTTATATTACCACCTAAAGAAACAGCAGAGGTAAAGGTAACAAAATCATTTAAGACTGCACCATGACCAGTATCTGTAACAGTTAGGGTTGAAGAACCATTAGTTGCTGCAAAAGTAGCTTCTCCTGTTACAGTAGAACGTATGGGTGTTATATCAAAAAATGTTTGACCAATTAAAAGGTAATATTTTAAATGTGTTCCTATACCAATAATCGTACTATTATCTAGCGCACTCCAATTATGTAAAGCTCTTGCAGAACCAAGAATTGCAGAAGATGATTTTTTCAACCAACCACCTATTTTTTCTGGGAACCCTGCTCTAAAACGCACTTTGTCAGAATCAAACCAACCACCCTCATTACTATAGGAGGTTGTTTCTTTATTAATTCCTGGACGAAAAACTAATTTAGTGAGAGGCAATATTTTATTCCTCTGGTTTTGTAGGATAATCTACATAAGGCCAATCGCTTTGAGAAGGTAAATCTCTAAGTGCTTGCCTATACGTTTTCATTTCATCTGACATTGTAACGTCTGACAGTGCGTAAAAATCTGTTTCAGCAAGTAATTCATTTCTTCTTACCCTGTTTTGAACAGCAGCATCTGCATCTAGAGATGCTTGATATGTAGCTTCTTGTTCTGCTTTTGTATGTTTTGTGCCATCATCATCTGTAACATCGGAAAACATATCTACTACTTTCCATGCTTTCACCCAATTATTACTCGAGTCTTGTACCACACCATTTCGTTCAACTATTTCATATTTGCCAGCCTCTGGTTTTGCGGATTCTAATACTGGATCGACATTTAGAAACTCAAGAACATTATCATTCCAAACTTTTGGAAAACTTGTATTTGGGTGTTCTGCTTCTAACTCGTTTCTAGTTTTTAAATCGCCAGAACTTTTATCTCTATATTCCATAACTAGCTGCTCCTATGCGACTGCGTAAAAAAGATAAGTACCACCAGATGAGTTTGTCGCAGAACCACCATTAGGTGTCACAGTAAAACCTGCATTTAAAGGATCTATTAAATCTGCACTAGTTGTTTCTATAGCAGTCGAATTGAAAAATATATAAGGATCATTTCCCGCAACTATTCCTCTAAGTGTATCAAAAACATACCACCCGCCAGTTACACCAGCAGAAACATTCTTAATTACCACAAACCTTGCACCATTAGTAAAACCACAATCTACATCCACATCACTTCCAGTTCCACTGTATGTGCCAATTTTTGAAATGCCTGTTTGTTCACCAAATATATATAATACGTATTCTTCTCCAGAAGTATTTAATGATTTAGATGCATTACCCCCACTTTGTATTCTAACATCAAATTGATATGTAGAATCTATAGCAGAACCAGCAGATCCAGTTTTGTGTATCGCAATCAATCCAGTGTAATTAGTATCACTATTTAAAAATACGTTGTACAATCCACTACCGTAATAAACTACCCAATCTGATCCTGTTCCTGACGACAACCCATCTCTACGTTTTGCCCAAATCATTTTGGGGATTCCTTGTAAATTGTGCGTAATTGTTTGAGTAGTATTACCATCACCATAATAGCTTACAATATCAAAAAATCCTGGAGACCTTCGCCACGAATAACGAACATAAGTTCCTTGGTTTGAACCGTTGTTCGCTAAAAAAAGAGAAGCAGCAGGATTACCTCCAGTGAGTCCAGTGGTTCCGGGATATTTTCCTATCTGGCTTGCTGAAGAAGTAGTTTCTCCATCAGTGCTATATGTATACAATGTTGGTGTGGTTGTGTGCGAACCAGTTGTGTAAGATGTCCAAGGTTCGTATCCTCTTATTCTATCTGCTACACCCCATTGCAAATCGGCTGGTGAGGTTGAGTCTCTTCTTTTATATATAGCTAAATCGTCGGGGCTTTCATAAGCAGCATACTTAGAATTACTATCGTACAGAAAACTAGGTGTGTATGAAGTTGAGCCTCCTCCTTGTATTTCCAATACTTGACTACCTTCTATTGCTTCTGCTGTTGGAGCACGGCGAATTGCCATGTAAACCCAAGTCTGTGATTCAGAGAAAGCATCACTTGGAATCGTAAATCCAGTAGAAGTAATATTTAAAGTGTTGTTGCTAAAATTACCCTCTTGGGAAGTAGAGTTTGCTGTGAGGTAACGTGTTTTACCAGTGTTAGAATCATAACCTGTGCTATAAAAACCCCTATGTGTATCCATCATCCACCAGCTACCACTCTGATCACTTGTAGAATTTTTAAACATCAACCATTGTGGTTCAAAACCTATATTTGGGCCTGCTAATCCCGAGCCTGTTGATGTAGTGAAAGAGCCACATTTAATTATATCTAGATCTCCATTTGGCCCAAACCCCCCATCACCATTATTGTGTGCAAATAGGTATGCAATGTAATTCACACCACCACCAAAACCACTATTTAAATTAGCCCCAACAGTAAACACAGAACTTGTTGGAACAGTGTCACCAAAAAAACCTGATTCGTCTGCTCGTGCTGCTAGAGAATTTAATGTAAGTGCATAATCTGCAGGATTAGATGAGTCTAGACTTCTATGATAAACCTTCCAATCATCATCAGCATCATACGGTTTAATTATCATCATGCCTGGAACAGAACCAAGGTTATGTGATATTTGTCGTGTGGATGCTCCATTACCAGTATAAGTAACTATGTCAAAAAACTTTGGAGCTTTTCTAAATGTCCAGGACGCATACGTGTCACTGTTTCCATTACAATCATCTGCTGATACGACAGTAAATCCTTCAGACGTAAATGCACTCAATCCATTATTATCTGTTTCTTGCGGTCCACTTTGATCGCTCATTAGACGCTTTCCAGTACCTCTAACAGTATCGTAAAGACCATGTTCATGGCTACCATTTCTACGTTTAAACCAAACTAGGCCTCCTTCACCAGCAAGATCTATGTAATTATACCTACTTCGACTACTTCCAGTTCCTGTATATAGGTTTGTTGCAAACACCTGCTCTACGTTAAGACCACCTCCACCAGCAGTACCAGAAGTTGCTGCTATAAGTTTTTTTGCTGTACTCATTATGCCATCGCCTGTCCTGCAGTAAATCCATAATATATTGTGCCACCATCATATGTAGCAAAAACAAAAACATCAACTTCACCACTTCCTGTACTAAGCGTGGGAGCGGTGCCTGCTGCCCAATCCACTGACGTGGGCCATGTAATTGTTCTTGCACTGCTATCTTGTATAACTTTTAGCGTAAATGCAGAAACTTTACCAGAAGCTGCGGGGTTGGAAAAAGTATATGTTACGTTTTCTGATAATGTATGAGTAAAGTTATCACCATCTCTTAGGTTTAGAGTTGCTGCATTACTAGAAGAAGTGATTGCAGTGCTTTCTTCAATCTTACCATTATCAAAAGTAACAACACCATTTGCATCTGCGGTAACTACTTTACTTGCCTCTGATGTTCCAAGTGTAGTTATATTATTGTAATTCAATTGAGTAGCATCTGAAGTTACGACTGTTCCTGCTAATGCTAAACCGTTTGTGCCATCGTGCGATGCGATGTTTAAATCATTAGTACCATCTGCAATAGTAACATCGCCTGAAATTAGTAATGTATCTGTGCCATCCTCATCATATTCCATAGTAACATCTTGGTCACTACCAAATTTGATTTGTTTATCATCAGCTATATAGACATCGCCAAACTCTAAAGAAGTAGTTCCGAGGTCTGCCCCACCTGAAGCATCTGGCACAAAAGCAGTGGAGGCTGTAACCGTTGTACCCTCTAATGTGGTAAACGCTCCTGTTCCTGGAGTAGTTCCCCCGATTGCTGTAACTTTAGCCATAGTGACTAAGCCACCATCAGCTATAGCTATTGCATCATCGCCATCTGTAAATTCAATTAAAGGTGTTTGCAAACTTGTTGTGGTATTAAGAATAGCCACCTGTGTTGTGCCTGCTAAATTTAAATCGGTAAACGCATCGTAAACAATACCACCAGAGCCACCGCCATCTGTCACAACAACTTTTCTATCACCATTAGGAATGGTAACAGTTGCTCCACTTCCTTGCTTTATAATAGTAGAGTAAGGCCCACTAGAACCGGAATCTGTGGTAGCGTTTTCAATTATCCATATTTTAGAAACAGTATTAGGTGCAAGCGTTACCGTACAGTTTTGTCCTAAAGCTCCTGTAAGTTTAAGGTAAATAGAACGCACACCATCTGAAGCCGCATCTGCCATTGTGATAGTAGCAGTAGAAGCATCACTTAAAGCCTCTGTACCATACCCAAAAGCCTCACCAATAAGCTCTAAATTAGTATTTGTTGCATCACCCCATGTTCCTGCGCGTTCACCAGAACCGATTTCTTCTAATCTTAAATTATTTACATAGGTACTCATATCAACTCCTTATGCAGCTATTTCTTGCCAATTAGGATCTTGGTCTGGCACATTAAGGCCCCAAACAAATCCAAAACCTACAACACCAACCGCACCAGATCCTGTGACATTAATAGGGATATTTGCATCTCCTATAACGGTTACATTGCCGACTGCAGTTGTTCCAATTATATCTGTTGTTGTAATAGTAATAGAAGTATCTGCACCAGTTATTGTAACTGAACCTAGACCACTTGTACCTGCAAGACCTGTTATCGTGACGGCTGTTCCACCTGAAGATGCAACGGCTGTTGTTGCTGTTCTTGCTCCAGGAACGATAGCTATATTGTAGACGGTAACTCCACCACCCATACCACTATGATTACTACAATAATAATATAATTGGTCGGGTGCATCTACAGGAACAGCGAAGGTAACAGTGGCACCACCCGAACCAGCAGAACCTGAAACGGTTACTCCCGAAGTATACTCAGAACCTCCGCCATGTGTGCCATCAGAAGTAGTAGAAAACCTAAAAGGATGACCCGAAACTGAGGAATCAGACACATCAAAAGTGTATGTAGTTTCCCTTGCTAGGAATAAAGTAGGTTGTTGAACGCCATCTATAAAGTATTTATTACCACCACCTGTAGCAACTACTGTGACAGTTTTAGTTGTAATAATTGCATCATTCCATCCACGGACATTCCAAGCCTGTCCTAAACTTCCCCAACCCCCAAATGGAACAACTACACTAGTCATTTATGCAATCCGTATTATAGCATTCGAGGCATCTGCCGTTGGAAAAACAATAGTGAAATCACCCCCACTAGCTGCTTTATCTGAACTAAAATCAAGAACCAATACCGTTGGATTACTAACCGAAAGTGAAGTAGTATCAGGAGTAGTATTGTAAACTAATGCTCCTCTCACTGCAGAGATAGTAACATTTGAAAATACTAAATCATCGAAGTCTACTAATGCTGTCGTACCAGAAGTAGTAGGATCAACAGTATTTAGTGTTCCTCCCCCTGCTGAGTAATTAGCCCCTGAAACTTCATTACTGGTGGTGTAAGCTGTTGTTGCCGCAGTAAATGAAGCACTGTTTGTATACAAAGCTAATTTAAACGTATCGCCTGAAGCAGAGGTATCAAAGTCGTGTACGCCATAAAGTAACTCTTTTTTAAAAGAGGTACACATAAAATTCCCACTAAACGCCA